CTAACTGCCGCGGAATTTTCAATCCCGCCCAATATTGGGGCCATGAAGATTGAAGCAACTATAAAAAATAATAAAGATTTCATTTTGTTTTTTTTTTAAAATGGTAAATGATTTGATTAATTGTCGAATTTTGTCATTTCCGTTGCGGCAATCAATTTGATTCCCATTGTATCGGACATGATTCTATCACGGTACGTTTTAAGATCCACAACCGTTGTGAGATCATCGGCACCATCAAAGATGATTTTTTCTTCCGCTACTTCACCGAACACACAAATTGGAATTTCGATTGTTCCACCCGCCGGCACAATAACGTTTTCCGCCAATACTCCAATTGGGTATTGCGAACCATCCGCCGCGCCTGATGTCATAACCACCAATTCATTTGATGATGCAACGCGCCCCATGATTTGGCCCGCCGTCAATTCAAGATCCGTACCACCACCATTTGTGATTGCACCGTTTTCATATTTGTTACCAAATAAAAAAATCTTTGAATAATCATAATTGTTTGACAACTGATTATTCGTGTTTGTTGTTGTTGTAACTCCCATTTTTATGATTATTAAAATTATTTACTCAAATTCAAATGCGCATCCACTTTAGCTTCAAATGCTTCCGCCGCCGTTGGTGCTTCTTTTCCTTCCGATCCTTTGTCCGCTGCATTATTTGCGTCCAAATCCACATCTTTGTTCGCGTCCGCATCGGTTACGGTTGCGCCTTTCAAGATTTGCGCCGTTTGCTTTTGAGCAAATTCCGCCATGTCTTTTTGTGTGTAATCGTTTCCGCTTTCGATTCCCGCTTTTACTGCATCCATATCAATGGCCGCCCCGGTCATCCACGCCGAAACACGCGTGTTTTCCTTTGCAACTCCATCCGCAATAAGTTCCGCACAAATTTCCGGATGTGCTGCCAACAATTCTTTTTTGTTCATGTTGTGATTTTTAATTTGTGATTTGTTTTTCTCATTTTTGCCCGCTTCCGCTTCCGGAACACTTGCAAAGTTTTCATTATCATTTTCGCCGCCCGTATATTTGGCCGCGATTTGTACCATTTCGGATTGAATTTCCGCCTCCGCCGTTGGTGTTAACTTCACCACGCGATCAACTAATCCAATCTTTTTTGCCAATTTCGCATCAAAGAAAACATCTTCACGTTCCATTTCAACATTGAAAATATCTTTGATTTTTTTCCCCGTTGCCGCTTCAAAAAATTGCGCGTTCACCTTTTGGCGGAACGCTTTTTCATAGTCTTTATTTAAACTAATCAAATCTTGTTTTTGCGCATCGGTCATGTATTCCGATTCATACCATGTTGGATAACCCGCGCGATGAATCATAAATTTCGAAACATCCAACGCCGTCACGTTTTGTGTATATAACAAAAATAAACATCCGGTAGAATATGCACGGCCATCAACTTGAACGGATTTCGCACCGTCAAATTCTTGAAATTTAGCAACAACACCAACACCATCTTGTGGATTCCCACCGTTCGTGTTGATTCGCAATTTCAATTCATCGCCTGATTCCAATTCGTTCATGTCCTTCATCATGTCCATGACAGAAAGCGAATTGATTGGCCCATATATTAAAACATCCTTTGGCATGTGTCAAAATTAAACATTGGTCAAACTCCATTTTTTGAATTTCCACCGTTTGTGGAAAAAATATATATCTTTACAAAATGAGCAACGAACGGAAACCAATTCGCATTCGCGATATAAACAAAGAAATCAACGAAACATTATCAATGGCCGCCAAAAATAAAGGCCAAACACGTGCGGGATTTTTACGGCCCGTGATCCGTGAAATTGTCGAAAGTTATCCGGATGATCTTAAAATCAAAAAAGAAATTGAAACGTGCGAATTGCACATTGCCGGCATTCCGCCGGGCGTTCTTAAAGATTTGAAAATTATCGCCGAAAATTTAGGCGTTTCCGAAACTCAATTGTTGAAAATCAAATTTTTCGAATTATCAAATCAACTTCCCGATTGGATGAAAGTTGATCCGGATGCTATTGATTAGACGCACCCGGTTCCGTTGGTTCTTTTTCTTCCGTTGTTAATCCGGCTTTTTCACCTTCTTTTAATTCTTCACCAAATTGTTCGATGTTCGATGTTGAATCGCCACCGGCCAACAATTCCGTTGCACGCTCCAATGTTGTCAATGGAAGATGATCACCCAATGATCCAAGTTTCACGCGTTCCGCTTTTGCTTCTTTCAATGGATCCACATGTGGGAACATTGGCCCGGTGAAACGTGCCGTTTGATACGCTTCCACAACCAACCAATTTTTCGATTGGAACGCCTGAATATATCCCGGCGCTTGAATGTTGAAATCCAAAATTTCCATGTGCAACCACATTGCCAAAATTGGCGCATAAAATTGTTGTTGAAAAGAATCACGCAAAACATCCATGGTGTGTTCCCAATCTTTTGTTGCCGCACGTGATGCGCTGAATGAATCATTGTAAACAGAAAACGCAACGTTTGGCGGAATACCCAACGCCGAACAAATGATGTTCGCATTTGTTTGGTAAAATTCCTGAAAAAACATTTCGTTTTTCGATTCCAACATTGTCAATTTGGAACCAACCGGCATGTTGAACGTTTCTTTGTTTGTGGTTGCGGCAACCGTTGATGCCATCGTGTTCCCGGCATCATCAACCGGAACCGCTCCATTCGCGCCATCATTTCCGGAATCATACAATTGCGCCAAATCATCGGCCATTGGGTTTTCACCCGTGGAAAATTGATTGTGTTCAATTGCAAACGCAATTTTTTGGCGTTCTTCCGCGGATCCCACGGCCGCTTCCTTGTATCGTTCAATTTTCGCCAATGTTTCCAACGATGTGGCCATCACCGGCAAACCGCGCAAATCTTCATTTCTGTATGTTGTGCCGTAAACCATCCACGCCAAACGCAACCCGGTTGTTTTTGACCATGCGGAAATGCGTTCCGTTTTATTCCCGGTCACACGCACATGATACGCAACATGTTTTCCGTTTTTGTCAATTTCAACACCATGAATGATTTTGTTTCCATTCTTTGGATTGTGCAACAAAACCGGCGTTCCCAAATGGGCGCCGTCAATTACTTGAACTTTTAATTTTCCGGATTTAAAACGCAAGATCACCAACATATCACCGCCGATGTTCGCGCCTTTGAATGTCATTTTTGCCAAATCATTCAATGAATGCATTCCGTTGTATGATGTGCGCTTTGATTTTGCCCAAACGGAAAAACGCGATTCAACCGCGTTGTTGTATCTTTCAACGTTCAATTCAATTCCGGATTGATTCAAAACATTTTTTGATGGATTCAATTGAAGTTTCAAACCCTTATCAATAACCCACATTGAAAAACGATCCAACACGGTGCGCGCAATTTCGCTTGTCAAATATGCATCATAACTTCTAAAACGCAACGAAACATGATCCAATTGATATTTCACAACCGGGCCGATTTCGCCGAAATTCTTTTCACCATCAAACGAAATGTGATAAGCGGAACCCCAACGGCCCGCACGATGTGATGCGTTCTTTTGCGGCGCACTTTTCGCATCCGCTTCCGTTCCGAACCATGGAAGGTTCATTCCTAAAAATTTAAAATGTTTCATCTAATAAAGTTTTTTGAATGCATCAAACGCACTTTTCGTGGTGCCAATTGGTTTTGCAATTTTAGGCGCAAATCTTCATAACCATCAATTGAATTCCGAACCGATGCCGTGGAAGTATATTTCACTTTTTGTTTTGTTTGGCCCGTGTCGATTTCGTATTCCGAAACATCACCGTTGCCAACCGAAACCAACGCAATGGAATATAATGAATCCAAAATCGCATCAATTTCCGCGATACGGTCACAAATTTGTTGGCGTGTTTTTCGCCCGGTTCCAATCTTGAATTTTTGAATGTTGTTGTTTGCGTTCATGGCTTCAAATTTAATAATAATTTACAATGTTTTGATTTCATCAATTTTTGATGCATCAATTGATGCGGTTGATGGTGACGTTGGCGGCGTGATCACTCCCGGCGTTGGTGATGCGCCAATCGTTGCCGTTGTTGTGTGTATGTGCGAATTGAAATCCGCTTTTAATTGATCGAACCCCGATTTCAATTCATTGAATCGAACCATGAAATCCGCATCGCCGCCAATCTTCATTGTTCCATCCGCCAACAAATGAATGAATGTTGAAAGATCGCCGGAATCATCCGTTGAAAAAACCGATGTTTCACCCGGATCCAAATCAATCAATTTTTTGTTGATGAATCCAATGATCACCGGTTCGCCTTGCTGCAATGTTGGCGCATAAATGGCCACCATATCTTTCACCGGATTTGAATCGATTCCGTGCGGTGCGATTTGTTCCGTTTCCTGAATGTCCGAATTTCCCATGCGTAAAAATTTTACGTTTCGGAAACCGTCAACCACCCGCGTTGATAATATTTTCACAATGTTCATCATAATCCATCGGTTGCAATTGGATGAAGGTTGATTCCTTCAAATATGTTTATTGGTGTTTTTCCGTTGTACACTTCCGGCATCACGCAATTCCATGTTGCCGTTGTTTGTGCTTCATTTCCAACCAACGAAACCGATTCAATATAAAATCGGCGCTTTTTGAAAATAAATAATTTAGGCGCCACAATTTCAATGATGTTGTTCGGGCGAACAATGGATCCGCCAACACTCCAATTGGATGTTGTGATCACCAATTTGACGTTTCGGATTTGATCCGACAACGCACGTTGCGCCGCGCTGAATGTATCATTGTCATCACCTGATGATTGGGATTGCACCGTTTCACGAATTATATTTCCCGCAACAAGCGGATTCCGCACACGTTGTTGGCCCGCGTTTCCACCATCTTTTGATGCCTGCTTTTGCAACGTGATATATTTGTGCATTGATTGCCCGTTGATGTCAAATTCAAACGATGTTCCAATTGGCGTTTCCTTTGTTAAATCAAATGAAATGATTGGATCCACTTCCGTTTTCGCTTCCGTAAATAAAACACGGCCCGCCGCATCATGCGAAATGATGATGTTTTTTTGGCTTGCTAAACTTGTTAAATATTCTTTGACTTTTGACGTTTCCGATGCCGTGGATTTTTTAAATGCTTTATTCATTCGATCCGCCACAACATCATCGATCACCATATCCAAACGAAAATGTGATGTCAATCGCTTTGCGATGTTAGCAAGCGAAACACCATCCGATTGCAACGGGTACATCGATGTTGGGATTTCGCAGTCTTCCAACACTCCCGGCAATGAATAACCGGCGAATTCGGCCATGTGCGGTTCCGAACTTTGGCGGAATTTATGGTTCAAAATGAACCCGGTCAAAACCAATTCGCCATCATGTTCCACCGTCACTTCATGATAATGGCCCGGTGTTGTCAATTCAACATGTTCCGGATTGTTTGGATCAAACAAAAATTTGAAATTGAAAGTTGATCCAATTGAATCATGAACCAAATCCAATTGAAATTGATTGAAGAAACGCACACGGCGGTTCAAAAATCGATCGTTTATTTTTACAACAAAACCATCCATGGGATTAAACAAAATAAGTTAATACACGGCCTTTTTTTACTTCCAAAAATTCATTGCGGCCAATGTTGTTTTGCAAAATGAATTGATCAATTGTCGAATCATCAATTTGCAAACCATAAAAACGATGCGCCAACAACACGATGTTTGAATCCTTTTCCAAAATTACGGTGCGTTCTTGTTGCGCCGTTGTCGCAATATTAAACAACTGCGAAACCGTATAATTCACCAACGAATTCAATCCGGTTTGCGCATTGTAATCCGGAACATACGAATCCGGCGAACCGCCATTTTCCGTTTGAAGGGAATCAATATTTGCAATGTATTGATTATATGTGTTCATGATCGTTTCGATCACTTCCAACACATCCGTTTTGGATCCAAAATCATTTTCAATTGGATTGGCCGATGCATTAACCATCGCGCCAACAATCGCGCCCGCATTCGTTTCATAAATTGATTTTGAATTTGGATCCACCAAATCTTCCAATTGTTCACCCAATGCCAAAAATTGATCACCAAGGATTTGCAAACGGCCACGCAATTCAAACACATATATGGCCGGAAAATACATCAAATCAATCATTGATGATGCAGCCGCCAACGCATCGGATCCGGCGTTGATCGCTTTCGATAATGCGTCATTGTACAAATTGAAATATTCGTTCGCCTGATCACCCGATGGAACCGATGCCGAACCGATTTCATAAACGCCGTTGATGTCGTTTTGCATTTGGTTAATATCCGAAACACCCGGATCCACATTCGCTTCAAATGATTCCGCCGCCGTTTCTTGTAAGTTCGCAACATCATTGATCGTTTTATCCGTTGGATCAACATCAATGATTGGCGCTTCCGTTGTGATTGTTTCAATTACATCAATTGAAATTTTTGATGTATTGTAACCCGTGGGATCAATCGTTAATTTTGTTAATTGAACAACAAGATTTCCCCACATTGGATGGTAAACATTCCACGGCCTTTTGTCATCACATGAACGTTCAAATTCCAACGCAACATCCAAATGGTCATCACCTTGAAAAATCAATTCCCATGAATGCCGCGCACCCTTTGCCAATTCGCGTTTCACTAATGTTCCTTTGATTTCCGGGAACACGAATTCCGCAAAATTGTAATCAATTGATTTTGGTTGTATCATATACAACGGGCGATAGGTTTTTCCATCACCCGTTGTGATCTCAATATTTGTTTGCGCTTTTTGTACCCAACTCATTGCATGTGTTTTATATATTGGCGTTCGGCTTCTTTGAAATACATTTTATCCGCCTTTTTCACCGTTTGTTTTGTTGCCTTTTCCATGAATCGTGTGGCCTTAACTATCCGCGCTTTTCGGCCTTTTTTGAAACTGTAAATTGGCGTCAATCTGAATTTNCAATTTGATCCCGCACGCACTAATCGATCAACACGGAACAACGTTTCTTTGTGTAAAACGTGGCCGCCTTTACCGGCATGAACAACACTTTTCACAAATTTTTGATTCGGTGTTTTTCCTTTCGCATCCTCAGTTCGAACGATGTTTTTGATCCCGGAAATTCGGTTGCGGCGTGCAACAACACGGTTTGGATTCTTTGATGTTCGGGCCTGATCCATTGGGATGAATGAACGCCCCGGAATCACGCCGCCTTTTTCTTGAACTTCCAAATCGTCCACGGCCGTGTTCGTTCCACCAAGCGGAACAAAACCCACAACGGCTTCCATTCCTTCCACATTAAAACCGCGGGCCATGTCAACGCGTGAATTGGCCTTAAAAAAGTTTTTTTGGCGAATAGTGAAATAACGTTCCGCCGATTTCGGCATTGTGTTTTTCTTCACATCGAATGCCAAACCGTTCAAAGTTCCACGCACGGCATTTGGAAAAGCTGATCGCGGCAACTTTTCCAACTTGTTGGTGTAACTCACCAACGCATCCGAATCAACATTCAATTCAAACCGCATTCAATTAATCATAAACGCGTATCTCAAAACTTATTCCCGCACATCCATTTGACGGTTTCGGATTCCCGGCCGCGTCGAACCCTGCAAAGGTTCGAAATTCAACGAAATCCGGATCCCAATGGCGAATGTCACCGGAAATAAAACCATCCACACCATTGTTGCACAAAACAAACGTTTTATCCAACGGAAATGCGCCCGGCAATCTTCCATGATACACCCCCGGCGAAACATATTCCCATTCGATTGCACCAATTGAATTTTCCAATTCGTTCATCACCGGTGCATCCGTTCCGGATTGTTCCGCAACCGCCGCGTATGTTTGGCCCGCCGTGCTTTTTTCGATCTTGTCTTTTTTACATCCTACCGATACAACCGAAACGGCCACCAATAAGATCATCAACATTTTTTTCATGATATTTATTTGTTTTTGATTTATACTAAACTTTCATCATACACACGAATTTCAATCGGCGTATTTGACAACGCACCATCCAATGCGGAACCACCGATGCGTGTATCTAAAATTAAATTATCATCATCAACACGGCGCAAAAACGCTTCAATCCCGTTGCTCAATCCCGTTGTGATTTCGTAATACGTTTTATCCGCTTCAAATGAACCAACCAAAGTTCCGTTGTATTGACCCACCGCATTTCTAGTCCAAACAATTGTTCCGACATCGTTCAATCCTAAAATTGTGATGGTTGGATCGTTTGTTCCGGTTTGTGAAATCAACCCCGTATAAACGCGATATGGGCGGAACATTTTGCGGAACGCGTTAAACAATTGAAATCCATTCGTTTCATTGTCATCATTTCCGTTTGCCGTCAAACCCGATTCATTGAAAACCTTTTCAAATAATTGATCCCAATCATTAAACCTTTCACGATCAACCGGTGTTCCGTTATTTGATCCCGTGTCATCCTTTGAATTCCCAAATGGATATGCCGTTGTTGGCGCATCCACGTTTGTTTTGTTCTGCAATAATTTCATCGCTTCTTTTTTTTATATGTAATTAATTAATAAAACACCAACCGATTGAACCGGTTTGATCCGCAAAATCGTTTGGCGAAATTCATCTTTTCGATTCACATCAACATTGGCAAAATCACCCAAATTCGGGCCGCCAATCCAAAACACGGAACGCCAATTGGATCCAATATTGAAATAAAAATCCAACGATTCATCAATGTTGTTCACAACTTTGTTCCCGTAAATGTACCCGCCTTGATTCATTTGGCCTTGTTGCGCCTGCCCTTGTTGAAACGGTGTGAATAATCCCGGATTTGCCGTGATCACCGTTCCTTGTTGTGCCTGCCCTTGTTGGCCTTGCCCTTGTTGAATCGTTCCGGATGATGGCTGCAACAATCCAAAAATTGTTTGTTCCGGAATATTCTCATGAACGTAAACATCGAACCCGGCCAACTGCAATGATTGTTCCAAAAAATCCCATGATTGACGGGCCGGAATATCACCGGGATGATTCATTTTTCGAATGATTGCCGCTTTTCGATCATCCAATGAAACCAATGGATTCGTGATCATACCCAAACGGCGTTCCCAATCTTCCGCATCATCAACCGTGAAATTGTCATTGTCCGGCAATATGGAATCCAATATTGATTCCGCCGCCGAATACGCATCCGATTCACTTTCAGCCATGGCCGAATGCAATTTGTCGAACGTTCCATCCGTTGGCATTTGCCATGCACGGCCGGTTGGATATAGTTGGCGCGTTTAGTTTTTTTATTTTATCCTTTATTGCCATAAATTAAACATATGTGATTGAATTCAAAAATGGAATATCACCACCGGAAAACGTAAAAGTTGGAACCGGTGACGCGCTCACATATAATTCCACGGCCCCAAATTGGGATCCGGGATTCGCTTCAATGATCAACGAAATGATTTTGTTCGTGTCGAAAATATCATTTTTATTCGCAACAATACCAATGGAAGAAACAAACGGGCGAACCGTTTCCAATTCAGCTTCCACCGCCGCCAATATATCCGCTTCAATCGCCGGTGTAATACCAACAAAACCGTTGATGATAATATCAACATCTAATGGTGATATTGGCAAATAATCAACATTGTAAACCGCCAACGGTTTCCGCGATGGACGCGTTGCCGTTGGATCTTCAATTGCACTTTCAACACCGGACAAAATGGATGCGGATGGCGTTCCTTTGCCATCGATCGAATCCAAAATTGTTGCTTCCACATATAAATTCACTTCGTTTGGCGCGCCGCTTTCGGCGTATGGATATGATTGTTTAACACCTTGTGCATCCGATGCCCAAATTCGATAATCCGCACCCGCACCACCTTGTGGTTCCAACCGGTATGCGTCCATAACTTTGCGGCGATAATCTTCAATTGTTTCCGCGGCCAATGGTTGAACCACTTCCGCATCAACCACAACGATTTGATCAATCAAATTCAATGGTGCCGTGGCCGTTAATTCATCGCCAATTTCCAATTCAGAAACCAACCCCGCATCCAATGCACGCAATGTGATGTAATCCGGGCCGGCCGTCAATGTGAATGGTGAATCCAAAATGAACAATCGATCCGGGTTTGCGGAATCATCATTTGTTTTGAATTGCGTTGATGCCGGGATTGTTTGGCCGGCCGTTCCCGTAACCAAAACCGAATATTGCGCGGCAACCGCCGGAAATGGATTCCGGCCCAATTTCACCCGGCCAAAACGTTCCAACGTTCCGCCGATCGCTTCCGGATCCGCCGTGTCTGCAAAAATATTTTTTTGCAAAAAACCAATTAATTTGTAGTACACCCACAATTTGGCCGCCTGAACTGCCGCCATTGCACGAAAAACATTTTTTCCGAAACCGGGAATTGTGATCGAAAATTCCGTTTCGAAATCCGAAATAATTTCGTTGTATAATTGCTGAAGTGTTGGAACCGTCACCATATTAATTTGAATTTTGTTGTGTTAACTCGCTTTGTGTAGCATCCCAAATATAAACAAATTCGGTTGATTCTTGCGTTTCCAATTCAACAATTGAAACATTGATTTCAACGCGATCAATTGAAACAATCGATGCCGTGGCCGTTATAGATGAAAAAGAACGGAAAAATTTCAAATCATCTTTCACCGCATTTTCAATTTGTAACCGCGCGGAAGATGACAACGCAACGTTGTTCAACAACCGTTCCGTTTCACTATTAAATTGCACCGCCTGATTGTTCAACATCAAAAGTTCATTTGCCCAAAAATCAAAACGTTGTTCCGTTGGTAAAAATTCTTTTGTGTTCGATTCAACATTGCCGCCATACAGTCCCAAATATGGCATGTTTTGAAATCCATCAATCATTTCAATGTTCGGGCCAATCAATACAAGATCACCACCATCACCCGTTTCAATCATTTTTAAATCTGCCATTTTTTATTTTCTTGTTGATGATAAATTCACGCCCGTTCCGCCGGTTCCCGTGACCGTTGTTCCATCCGGCGCGTTCACATTGATATTCACTTCGTTTTGTTCTTTCTTGATTGAAGTCATCCCCGATCCGATCCCCTTTGCCAATGGATTCACGTTTTCGGCCGGTTGATTCTTTTTCAATTCCGCATCCGCTTGTTGTTCCGCCAAAATTCCGTCCTCCCTTTCAAGTTGCTTTGCACGCCAATTTCCGAACTTCTTAGATGTACCCTCACCGCCCGGTGACATTGACAACGCAAAATCCAAAATCCCGGATCCGGTTCCGCCCTTGTCGCGCGCTTCTTGTGCTTCTTTGAATTTTTCTTTGATCATTTCCGCACGCGCTTCCGCTTCCGCACGTTCTAAAATTGACGCTTTCAATGCCTTTTCCGCGGCGTTGATGTCGTTCAACTTACCTTCCATCAAATTGAATTGTTCAACTATTCCTGGTTGTATTTCTTCCAATCGTGCCAACGTTTCATTGAACGCCGTGGATCCTTTTTCCGCTTTTCTTAAAGTGAAAAATAATTGCGAAACTTCCGCCCGCAAATCCAACGTTGCATCCAATGCACGTTCACGAACTTCCGCATTCAATTTTTCCGCCGTTGTTTGGCTTGAAAATGCCTTTGTCAATGCATAGATCCCAACGGTCAATGCAGCAACACCCGCAATGATTAAACCAATTGGATTGGCCATCATTGCAGCATTCCACAACCATTGCGCCGCGGTGATTATTTTCGTTACAACTTGACCGGCTTTTAAAACTGTTTTATATATTCCAAATGCTTTTGTTGCAAGTCCAACCACACCCGAAACAACCGAAATTGCGGCGGCCATACCACCAACAACCGCGGCAACTTTCACGATCCCCTTAACCAATCCCGGATTTTTTTTCACCCAACCCGCAAAAGATTTTATCACCGGCGTGACCGCTTTCATCAATTCATTCAACAAAGGAATCACCGCGTTTCCAAGTGTGATTGCCAACGATTGCATTTGATTTTTCGATCGCTGCATTGTTGCGGCAGCCGTGTTGTTTTGCTTTTCAAATGCGCCATTCAACGCATTTGTTCCGTTGGTCATATCATCCAACGTTGAAACATAGGAATCATTAACGGTTGTTGTTAATGCCGTTACACCGGCCAATGCTTCCGTTGACCCCCACGCTTTCCCGGTGTTGATATTTAATTCGTTTATTTTTCCATTAACCGCATCAAATGCCGATCCCAAATCGCCATATTTTTCAATTAATTCCGTGCCGCCCGTAACGCCCAACGCTTTGAAAACTTTGGTCATTTGTTGTGTTGGCTTTTGCAATGATGTAATTGATGCACGCAATTGGTTTTGCGCTTGACTTGCCGGCGTTCCGGTTGTTGTCAATGCCGCCGTTGCCGCTTGAAAATCCGCCAACTTTACACCGGCCGCGGAAATCATTGGTGCGGTTNCANCAAAAGATGTGNGATAATTCGGCCACGGTTNTTTTACCAAATTTCACCGTTTTGAATANCAAATCCGCCGTTTCCGCTGCACTCAAATTTTCAGACGCGAACGCATTCATGGCCGATGTTTGAATGTTCGTCGCTTCATTAACCGTTGACAATCCCGCGGATGCCAACATGGATGATTGTTCCAATGTCATCATGGAATCTTCCGCCGCAATTCCCGCGGATCTAATGTCATACAAAGATGATGTCAACTCGTCAATTGGAACCGGAAGTTTTTCCGATAAACTCAAAACTTCATTTCCCATTTGTTCCATGTTTTCCGTGTTGGTATCAACCAACGTTGAAATGTTCGACATGGATTTTTCAAATTTCACCGCTTCATTTGTGACCAACGCCATTGGCCCCAATATCGACGCGGAAACCGCCGCCGATTTACGGGAAATATTGAATGCAGCATCGCCAACCTTTCGGAACTTTCGTTCCATTCGATCCATGGATGCCGATGATGAACGCGCCATTTTGTTCACCGGGCCGGAAAACTTATCAATTGCGGTAAATACCGCCGGTAACACAAATTGTTTTGCCATCTTTTTATTCCTTTTTTTCGGGGTTCGCCGCGATAGTTACTTCATTATTATACGCCAATGCGTCATTGTACCAATATTCCAAACCAAAAAAGTCCGCATCATCAAGATACAGACTTTCAAAATCTTTCGGCGTCCATTGATACACACGGACAACCGCGCGAATCATTGAATCCATATCGCGGCCTAGAAGAAAAAAACCACAATCGCCGATGCGACGCGATAATCTTCCGTATCTAGTTTGCGGATTATTCCAATTGGTTGATCGGTCAACGCCGCAATATATGCATAAATTCTTGCATCCGTATCACCGGATTTGATCCCCTTCAAATTGTTGTGGATCTCACCAACCGCCAAACGCGGTTTGAACGTCAATTCCTTTGTGCTTTCATCATCACCAATCGGCCATGATAAATTCATTTTAATTGCGTTTTTGTCAGTCAAAACCAACGTTCCATCCGCGAATGAATCAACCATGTTTTCAATTGATTCCGGATTCGCTTCACGGTGTTTTGGCTTCACCCGTTTATGATCCAACCATTTTTCAACTTCCGCATGGGCCACGTTTGGCGCCAATGCTGCTTTTTCTTTTTTCATGATGTATGTATTTGATTGTTATGCAATCTTTTTCAATGCGCCAAACACAATTTTCATCGTGAATGTACCCGCATTCAAATCCGGTGTGATTTCACCAACGGGAAAACCTGATCCGGAATAAACCGCATCGGCCATCGTTGTGAATGTCCAATCGCCCGGAATTGGCGAATCCTGCAATGCCTGCAAAATGTCCGCATCGCTTTCCTCACCTTCCGCCGTTGAATTCACGGTGACAATTTCGAAAAACGCACGCACGCGATTTTTTGACATTATCAAATCACCATTTGACGCAATCGCGTTTTGATCATCTGAATTGATAAAACCGCCGGTGTTATACGTGTTACCCTCTCCCGATTTTGGGCGGAATCTTCCCGATCCTAAAACCGGGTGATTGAATGTAACTTCTTTAATATCTCCATGAACTGTTGATGGCATGATGTATCGTTTTTATGTTCGTAATTAATTTAATGTACCAAAATTGAATCCCGCTTCCGCCGTTGTGGATGAAATTCGTGCAATTGCCGTTCGTTTATATCGGAAGAAAGTTTCCAAACGATCCGGATTTGATGTTGACAATCCAACGATCAATGAATCTTGCATGAATGATGCATCCGTGATCAATGCACGCGCAACCAAATCATCCGCATACGTGAACAAAATTGCCTTCCATGCTTTCGGCTTGATCACACCCGAAACCGCAACCGGATCATTATCACCCGCGATTGTTTTATCAACAACGTTGATTAACTCTAAAAGGTAATAACCATAACGCACGTTGAAATCCAACATTAAGTTTCGGCAATATCTGAATTGTGGCACCGGCTCACCTTGTGGATGATACGTTGTCACAAAATCTTGTATTTCGTATGAACCGGAAACCAATTTCGCGGTTGAAAGTCCTTTTTTCACAAACGCATCACGGTTCACATATTCACCCATTGCGCCAATGTCACCATTTGATGGTGTTGGCATATCCGGGTATTTACGGCCGATCACATCCAAATGCGGTGTATCTTGTGCCGTGCGTGAAAACAATGTTGCCATGTTCGCCGCCGCTTCCAACGGATGTGCCGATGAATTAGGGGCCGGACATGTTGCGATTGTTACATCATCCGCACGCGGATCCGTAATCGCTGAACTATCCGCATTTGTGTCACCCGTTAAGGCAATAAAAGGTTTCATGATGATTCCGGAATATCTTCCCGTTGGTGATTGTGGATCCGGAGTCCCGTTGAATTGCTCCAATGTGTCCATCACCGTTGTATTCAAACCGTATGTGTTAACAACGATTGTGTTCCAATCATCACCGAACAACGCTAATGATGCACCAATCGATGTTGGCGTTCCCGTTCCGGCAACTGTTGACGCGATCGCATAAGTAACACCAACACCATCACCATCCGTTTCCATAGAAACTTCCAATGATTCGGACGTTAATCCCTCCCATTTTGCGGTGCATGTCACAACGTTTGTTGCAACCGTTGCAATGATTGGTGAACCCAAAACATTGTTGATCGCATCCGCTATTTTTGCCGCAATTTGATCCGCCGTGTCCGCCGATAAAATATCAACCGCATACGTGGCACCATCTATTGATGTACGCCCGGCAATACTAACAAAATGTGTTTTGTTTCCGGTAGCCGGCCCCGTCACCGTTATTGTTTTAACGGCCGAAACCGCTGAAACTTCCGATGCTTGCGGATATACGATTGTTGGAATTCCACCAACACCATCACCCGAAACCGGGCGCATGATACGCATCGCCATGTGAATTGGTGATCCATATCCGAAAAGTTCACCGGCTTGTTGTGCTGATGTAATTTCGGCCGGTTCAACCGTTAAACCGGATTGATTCGCGGTGTTCGCTTCACCAATTATCGCAATCCTTTGCGGCAAATTTGGTGTTGAGTTTTGGAAATTTCCTTTTGTGATTTTATATCCAACAATTCGTGAAATATATTCCGTTGGCACTGCGTTTGAAATCATAATTATTTTTTTTCGTTCTTAATTTCGTTATCAATACGATTTAACATGAACAAAACTAATGTTGATTCAAATTCGGTTCATCAATAATTCCACAAAGCGTGGAAAAATACTTTTGACGAAATCACGGATGTGTTGAACCGATTGATTTTTCACTATCTTTACAACTCAATTATTCAAAAACCTTTTCCGGTTTTGATGTTTTAATTGATTAGCGTTTAAGCCATTCCAACCGGGATGGCTTTTTTTATTTCGGTAACGCGCCAACATAATCCGCCCATGTTCCGTTTTTGATCTTGTACGATTTGAAAAGTTTTTCCAAAAATATATCACGCACAACTAAATTGTACAAACGGCAATCAAACAAGTGATTTTGATGTTTGTTCGATTTCTTTATCCAACGATATTTTCCGCGATTATCAAACACTTTGTGTTCCGCTTCAAAATGTGAAAAATAGTTTTGCAACAAATATTTTCCACCTTCCGGAATTGGAAAATTCATGAATCCGAACGGCTGCATTACATGATGATCCGGGTTCCATTTTAACGCCATATAATTTGCCAACATATCTTTTGTGTGGTTCGTTGCTACCAAATAAAGATTGGCGCGTTCACGTGCGGGCCTAAATGTTTTAATATCCGCATTCATTTTTGTTCCCATCAACAACGATTCCGCATCCGCATCATCATCACCCTTTAACGCAACCGCGTTTCCATTGCAATTGTCAATGAATTGATACGCATAATTTGGAAGGAATCCCGCATCAATTCCGGTGATGAAAATTTTCATCTTTCGTCCATTTGAATCACATTCGAATTTCCGATCCATTATCGATTGCAATTCAGGCCAAACCGAATTTCCGGCCCCGTGTTTATACGATCGCCATTCACGTTTTTCCGGATGTTTATCGCGTGGGATGAAAGATCCAATCGAACCATGTTCCACCGAATACGTGGCGCCGGTTTCGCTCCATGCCACAATTTCCCAATCCAAACGTGCATCATCACGCGTGTGATCACGAACGGAATCATCTTGACCATTCAAATCACATGCCATTGTCAACATCACAATTTTTCCGTTTCCATCGGCAATTGAAAGTTTTTCCGGCAATGTTCCAATTGAATATTGACGGATATTTTTTTGCAATTGACCGGCGTTTATTTCAACCGCCGCCGGTTC